TGGAATCTAACGTCGTTATACGAATAGTATCTCCTGTTTGTTCGCATGTATAACCTTTCTTAATTGCTTTGTTTAAATGGTACTGCGCAGAGCAACCATACAACACAAATAATAATAATAATATTCTAAACATGTTTTATTTTTTAAAGAAATTATTTGATTTATCACTTCTATTTTTAGATTGAGATTGAGGAACTGTTTTCTTTTTAGAAACATGCGCATTGTCTATACCATCGTGATTTCCACTTGTGCCATTTTTTCTATTAGTACGCTCTAAGTCTCTTCGGTATTTTCTACGCTCTTCAGTGTCATGATACTTCATGTCATACTTCACCTTCTTTTTTCTCGCTTCAGGATGTTCTTGATAATACTTCGCTGTCTTTGACTTTCCTGTCTTTGTTCCTGCTAAATCATTTCTCATTTTCCTTGTCTTGAATAAGTTTTCTTGTAATTTTTACTTGACTTCAATTTAGAAGTTTTACTTTTTGCGTGTACGTTTGTACGCTTAACTTTAGGCTTAACCTTTTTTGTTGTCTCTAGTTTTATTTTTGCCATTATTCTTTTATTTCAAAGTGCATCCAATCGTAGTTCTTCTCTCTACCTAAAGATATAAAACCATGCTTGTAAAAAATATCTATCATTGGCTTGTATTCAGGTCTTGCAAATCTAGCAGTCTTAGATGATTCTTTGAGTAGATTTCTTGCAGGATCTAAGTCTATTGCAATACCCCATGAGTGCATTGACAAATCATTTCCACCCCTCATCTTTCTATAATTGAAACAACCACCAAATAAGTCTATTCCTAACTCCTTAATCTTATCGTATCCATAGGTAGATAATAGTTCATTGAATACAGATGTGAAATTATCAGCCACTAGTTTATGACACATCATAGAATTTACCGAGCTGTCTAAGTCCCAAGCTATTCTCATAGGATATGGTAGTTTAATTTTCACTAAGTAACCTGCACCTGTGATATTAGCTGTACCGTATTTTTTTGTTGCTTGTTGTGTTGTCATTTAATTTTATTTATGTCGTCTTTGATGTCCTTTGCTCTTGCAAACAACAACTTCATTGACTGCCATAGGTCTATTCCTTTCACTACTTTGTAGTTCTCATTAATAGACATTACCTCAATACTTGCCAATACCAACGCTATTACTTTAGTGAGCATAAATGGTACACTAAAGAATGTAAGTATAATGTCATTGAGTATGAATTGGTCTATTAAAAAGAACATAATAACCGTAATTTCATATAGTGCTAACTTACTGATTATAGATGACAGCTTTCTGCTAGTTATTTTCTCTTCTAATTTATTTGCTTTCCAAATTCCTGTAAAAGTATCAATACATATTAATACTCCTATCATTATGAGTATACCACTTATTGGTAAAAAGAATGCAAAGCATATAGATACAATTGTCAATAGTTCTTGTTGTATAGATATTAATAGTAGGGATAGTTGTGTTTTCATAAGTCTAATTCTTCAATAGCTTGAGTTAAGGTAAAAGTTAAATAAAAAAATAATGTTATACCGCCCAAAACAATGTAATTTTCTTGTCCTTGAAACATCATAAACATAGAAGTTATATAACCCGATATAAAATAAAGTGATGCTAAAATATTAGACTTCATTTTCTTCCGTGTAATCAACGTTAAAATCATTCTTTAACTTATCAATAAACTCCTGCTTATCTTCAGTTATAAACGTGTTTTCAAGTCCTGTTGCCAAGAATTGGTCTTCTATTAATTCGTCATAATAGAATATTACTTTGTCATTGTTGTAAACTATATAGTATCTCATATTAAAGCCCTCCATCTGTTATTGTCCATAATTTTGTTCCTGTTAAATAATTTCTTCCTGCTACTCCTGCTGCTGAATATTTTGCTGTTCCAAATGATATTGTTCTACTTGCTTGAACATTTACCCATCCATTATATATTGCATCTAAGTTAGCTGCTGAGAATGTTAAGTTTGTTTTGGTAGCCATAAAGTTTGTAAAGTCTGTAACATTAGCCACATTCCACGAACCTAAGTTTTGATTAAATGCTGTTGCACCATTAAACATCGATCCCATATTAGTAGCTGATGATGTATTCCACCCTGATATGTTTTGATTAAATGCTGCTGCGTTTTGAAACATTCCATAAAATCCTGTGTTTAAACCTACATTCCACCCTGATATGTCTTGATTAAATGCTGTTGCTCCATTAAACATCATCTGCAAAAGTGTAACTGCAGATGTGTTAAGTGTCAATGCTTTGTTAAAGTTAGCACAGTCTCTAAACATACTTTGCATGTTTCCAACTGCTGCTGTACTTGAAAATGTTGGTGCAGTATTAAGTTGACTACAACCATAAAACATAAAGCTCATATTATTTACTAAACCTGTATTAAATGTTAATGAAGAATTAAAGTTTACATCACCATTAAACATACTTTGCATATTTTGTACTGCTGCTGTATTGAATGATAATGCTTGGTTAAAGTTAGAGCAATATTGAAACATACCCATCATACTATTAACTGCTCCTGTACTCCAAGAATTAATACCGTTTATTGTTGTAAGTAAACCACAACCAAAAAACATATTAGTAAAATCCGTTGTTCCTGTCAAGTCTAGTGTTCCTAAAACTGTAGTTAAAGTTAAATTAGCACAACCATAGAAATAACCACTACTATTCCCTAACCTCAAAGTACCCCAATTAGTAATGGTTCTAATATTCGCTTTACTTCCTGTATTGTTAAATGTAAACCCTGTAGTTACTCCTGTGATTGAAATAGTGTAAGTACCTGCTGTTGCGTAAGTATGTGTTCTGTTAGCGTAACTATTAGTAGATGTATTTGAATCTCCCCAATCAATAGTACCTGAGTATGTACCTGCAACCTCATAAGGCAAGGTTATAGTTTCCCCTGCTGTTACAGCCCACGTTGATGTGAATGCAGCTGAATATGTTGGTGTAGTAAGTGTGTTAGATGTTGATGGTGTTGAACCAAATGCATTAGTAGCAGTAACCACACAAGTAATTGCACTTGCCGAGTCTGCTTGAACTAATGTATAAGTTGATGTTGTGGCACTTGCTATTGGCGAGCCATTTCGATTCCATTGGAAGGCATAACTAGTAGGTGAGTTAAGCCAACCCCCAAAAGTAGACGTAAGCACACTGCCTATTGTAGTTGTGCCGCTAATCAAAGGTGGTGACGAATTTACAGGTGCTGCGTAAGTATTTGCTGTAATTATGTTAGACGTTGCACTTGAACTGCCAAATGCATTTGTAGCAGTAACCACACAAGTAATTCCTGCTGCCGAATCTGCTGAAACCAACACATAAGTAGAGGTTGTAGCACTTGGTATTGGTGAGCCGTTTCGATTCCATTGGAAGGTATAACTAGTAGGTGAGTTAATCCAAGTTCCTGTTGTTGACGTCAATGTGCTACCTAAAGTAGTAGTTCCTGATATTACAGGTGCAACCGTATGAACAGGTGTACCTCCTGATGTTCTTGTTCCATTTACAGCTATGTTTATGCCTATCTGCATGGTTTACCAAAGAGCTACAATATCTGAGGCACTTGATGAACCACTTATTTTTATTGTCTGAATTGGAAGAAATGTACCTGAAGGAACATTAAGTAAATCTACAATATCACCACCTGCAGTAGTAAGATTAAGACTTCCTCCTGTACCAACGTATAATACACATGGCTCAATTGAACCGGGTATATTTGTGCCTGAAAATAATTTATAAACTTGTGTTGTTGCCATTATATTTACGTTTAAAGATAACTGCGTAGCACTATCTACGTTTGTAACTACTGCTGCTTGTAAGGCTGTATAGTTATATACAATATCTCCAACTTGTACATTTAATGGATTTACTCCACTACTAGAAAAATTCTTTGTTGAGTCTACAAGTTTATTTGCAGTAGTCGCTGTTGTTGAACTAGTTGTAATAACATTAGGCATTGGGATATTTGTATTACTTGATTTAATAACATTTAATGCTCTACTTACCTGAAGTTTTAAATTTGGCATGGTTTATTTTTTTTTAGTATTTTTCATTTTCTTCATAGCAGCTTTCATTCCGTACTCCATGATCATTTCTTTTTTGCCTTCTTTCT